CGCATTTTTACAGCGTGTTTTGCATCTAGATACGGCTCATCAACGCGATGAAAGTGGGCGGTTTATTCATGGCAACCAGTGCTCAACCAAACACAATGGCTATGCACAGCGCTTAAATGATCCAGATGCCATTTTTGATGCAGCGAACTCGGACATTGACCACGAGATTGTGTTTTGTCGGGCGCGGGTGCTGAAAGCCATGGAAACCTACCAGAAGATTGGAGCAGAGCTTGGTAAGGAGGACTTGGCGCTGGCTGAACGCGTCAAACTGTATGAGCTCTACGTCAGCACCGACAACATTGTTGATAGAAACATGGCGCGCGTGGAATCTCTACTAAGAACCAAAGCACAGGTAAAGAAAACAGAATTGGAAGCTGAGCGTATTGCACAAGAGTCTGCTGGGCTTGGAACTGCGATTGCCGACATTGTGCAAGAAATTCAAGAGATGGGGTCGGACGGGTTCGTACTGAATGATTAACCTTGGTTCCGTCCCTCAAGAGAAGATAAGCGCGCAGGATCGCGCTTTTCTTTTTTCTCGGCTGAGCAATAAGTGGTGGCGGCTCAATCATCTTTACAAGATAGAGAATGAAGATGGCGAGCTGGTGACGTTCAAGCTTCGCCCTGCCCAAGCATTGCTGTTTAAGATGATGGGCCATCGCAACATTATCCTAAAAGCGCGCCAGCTTGGTTTTTCGACCGCCATTGATATCTACCTACTTGATGAAGCGCTATTCAATAAACGGCTTAAGTGCGGCATCGTCGCGCAGGACAAACAAGCCGCGGGGGAGATTTTCAGAACCAAAGTGGAAGTGCCTTACGACAACCTTCCGGCATGGCTCAAAGCGGCAATCCCAACCGAAGAGCGTAAGAGTGGAGCCAACGGTGGGCGCATGGTGTTTAAGAACGGCTCAAGTATTCAGGTCGCCACCTCCTTTCGCTCCGGTACTGTGCAGCGCTTGCATATTTCTGAGCATGGCAAAATTTGTGCGAAATACCCACACAAAGCCAAAGAGGTGAAAACCGGTACGCTTAACGCGATACATCAGAATGCGATCTGTTTTATTGAGTCCACGGCAGAAGGTGTCGGGGGCGATTTCTATACCATGTGCATGCGCGCTATGGAGCAAGCCAAAAGTGGGGTAGAGCTGAGCCGCGAGGATTATCAGTTTCATTTTTTCGCATGGTGGCAAGATCCGAAATACCGCTCAAAAGTGCCGATGAATGGGCTCGTTGTACCGAAAGTGATGGCTGAGTACTTTACCGGAGTCGAAAAATCGATGGGCTGCCAGCTCGATGATGAGCAAAAGCAGTGGTATCTCGAAAAAGAAGCCATGCAGGGCGAGGAGATGAAACAGGAATTCCCGTCCACGCCGCTGGAGGCGTTTTTAACCTCAGGGCGTCGGGTGTTTAATCCTGTCCATATTATGGCCGCGGAAGCGGATGTTCTTGCCCCGTTCTTGGTCTATGACCTTGAACCTATGACGGGAAACCTAACTCGGGTGCACTCGATAGAGAGTCACGATCCGCTTCGCATGCAGCGTAATGCGATGAACCTCTTGCTGATGTGGGAAATGTTCGATGAGGATGAAGAGTATGCACTGGGTGTGGATATTGCCGAAGGGCTAGAGCATGGCGACCGCAGTAGTATCGATGTTGTGAAAAAATCCGATGGTGAGCAAGTGGCCCACTGGTTCGGCTATATCGATGCTGAGTTATTGGCTTATCTGGTTAAACATATCGCGATTTTATACGGCAACGCTTACGTGATGCCTGAGCGCAATAACCACGGCCATGCCTTTATTCAAAAGCTTCGAGAAATCTACCCCACACCTTACATCTATTCAGAGCAATACCTAGATCGCGACAACGATGATGAGACGGTCAAGCTCGGCTGGTTAACCACCAAACAATCCAAACCTATCCTCACGGAAGGCATGAAGACGCTCTTTCAAAACGGCGTCTCTGGCATTCGTTGGATGGGGACTATTTCGGAATACCACAGCTATGTGTACGACAAAAAGGGAGCGATGAACGCTCAGGAAGGGTGTTTTGATGACCAAGTGATGAGTCATATGCTCGCCCAAGAAGCCCGTGCACGTATGCCAAAGCGTGTGAAGTCAGAAGACCTCAAACGCGATCCTTCTAACAATCATTGGCAGACCAAATGATGCAACACGCAAAACTCGATACTTTTATGCTGCGTATTCTCTCCGATATTGATGGACAACCTGACTGGCGCAGCGCTGCCAAAGTTGCCACCGCGTACTACGATGGCGATCAGCTTGATCCGAGAGTCAAAGATAAGCTTAAACAGCGTGGCCAGCCCACCACAATCCATAACCTGATTGCGCCGACCATTGATGGTGTCCTCGGGATGGAAGCCAAAACACGCACCGACCTTTTGGTGTGCGCAGATGATCCCGATGAACAAATGGAACTGATGGCGGAAGCCGTGAATGCCGAGTTTGCAGATGCGGCTCGGCTAGGTCGGCTCGATAAAGCACGCTCAGAGGCGTATGGGTCACAAATCAAAGCGGGCGTGGGTTTTGTTGAGGCATATCGAAATCCGAACCCGTTCGGGCCTAAATACAAAATCAAGCTTATCCCTCGTGATGAAGTGTTTTGGGACTGGTTCTCCACTGAACCCGACTGGAGCGATTGTCGCTGGGTGATGCGTATGCGCTGGATCGATATTGATGAGCTCGCGACTTTGGTTCCCCATAAAGCGAAGGTACTGGAATACGCGAAAAAGGATTGGCGTGGATTTGTTGATGTTGAAAACCTCGAAGGGCTCGACCCACTGTTGACCAGTGCGCATGAGGCATTTAATCACTGGTCACGGGATCATTCGGAGTACTTATCCCATAACCGTGAGCGTATTCGTTTGCAGATTGTGTATGTGCGTCATATAGAACGCAAAGCCGTGCTTGAAACCCAAGATGGACGAGTGATGGAGTTTGACCCGAACGATCTGACTCATGCGATGGCACTGGCGATGGAGAGAGCCACACTGCGGCAGGCTCAAGTCAGCCGGATTAAAGAAGAGTGGTACGCCGGGATGTATCACTTATTGAGCCGTGACTGTGCCGCGCCTAATGGCCAGTTTCCCATCGTGCCGTTCTGGGGATTTCGCAAAGACGCCAGTGGTGAGCCCTATGGTCTGATTGCTCGAGCCATTCCTGCGCAAGATGAAGTCAACTTTAGGCGCATTAAATTGACGTGGTTACTGCAGGCCAAACGAGTCTTAATGGATGAAGATGCCACCAATATGAGCCAACAACAGATTTTAGAAGAGGTTGAACGACCCGATGGCCTGATTAAGCTCAACCCACAGCGGAAAAACCAAAAATCCATCAGCGAAGTGTTTCAGGTTCAACAAGATTTCAATATCGCCGCGCAGCAATTTAATGTGATGCAGGATTCGATGAAGCTTATCCAAGATACCATGGGCGTTTATGGAGCCTTCTTGGGGCAAGAATCCAACGCGACCAGTGGGATTGCGATTGCCAATCTGGTGGAGCAAGGAGCGACAACGCTTGCCGAAATCAACGATAACTACAACTTTGGATCGCAGCTATTGGGTGAACTGTTACTGGGATACATCCTGGAGGATATGCGTGAGCAGCACAATAAAGCGATTGTTATCAACCGCAATGACAAGCGAAAACGCAAAACCGTGGTAATGAACCATGTTGATGAACAAGGGTTACTGACCAATGATTTGACCCGCTTACGCGCTCATATCGCGCTCGCTCCCATTCAGCAAACCGCTGCTTACAAATCGCAGTTGGCAGAGCGAATGATGATGATCACCGCGCAGTTGCCGCCAGAGGTGCAAATCACCGTGATTGATTTAGTGCTTGAGCTTACCGATGTGCCGAATAAGCAAGAGTTTATGGAACGTGTCCGAGCGGCGCTGAATATTGAAAAAGAGCCGGAGGATATGACAGAGGAAGAGCAGGCCGAATTAGCCGCGCAAAAGCAGCAGGAGCAACAGCTTCAGCAAAAGCAGCTTGAGTTGCAGATGCGGGAAATGGAGGCCAAGGTCCTCAAACTGGAAAGCGAAGCAAAGAACATCATGGCCAAGGCGCAGCGCGAAGAAGGTTTAACCGATAGCCAGCGCTACGACAATGCCAAAACCCAAGCCGAAACCAAGCGGATTTTGCAAGAAATCGATAACCTCAATCTCGAAATGAGTCAAATGCAAAGCCAGATGCTGCAAACCGTGGAGGCCATGATTGAACAGATGTAGCAGGTTAGATTTGAAAGTGTATTGATTACAGACATTTGGACAAACGCCTCTCAAATGCTCGCTGAGAGGATAGGAAATTTGTAACTTAGTATCGTTTTTAAATTGCTTTTTCGCGATTTCAATATAAAAATAAAACTGTATATAAATACAGTAAAGTTATATGAAAGTCATACCTATTTACGCAAGTGCGGGCATCACAGGTTTTGAAAGTCCTGCAACTGAATACAAACAACTCTCCATTGATCTTGATGGTTTACTTATCCAGCATCCGAGTGCCACTTTTATTGGTAAAGCGAGCGGCGATTCTATGCAAGGAGTGGGGATATTTGATGGCGATTTGCTGATTGTTGATCGTCATCTTGAAGCGATGAATCACGATGTGATTGTTGCGAATTTTAATGGAGAGTTTGTATGTAAGATCCTCGATATTCGTCGTCGATTATTGCTCTCTGCAAATGAAAAAATGCAGCCTGTCGCTATCCACGATTTTGATACCTTCTCTTTAGAAGGCGTTGTGGTTAGCTCCATTCGTTTCCATCGAAGTAATCAGATATTGAGTGATCAGTGATGTTTGCTTTAGTTGATGCTAACTCGTTTTACTGTAGTGCTGAACAAGTCTTTCG